CATCCCCAGTGATTTAAGTGATTGGCACAGATGCGTTTCATCCATAGATACGCTTGCCTGCGCCCAGACACTCACCCGGTCCACTGGCACAGCCAGGGATTGCGCAATCAGTGTCAGATCTTTTTCCTCGATTCGGCCAGTCCGTGCAATGCGCCTGGCCCAGCGCTCAGCGCTTGAATCAATCAGGGCGCGCAAGCGCGCTACGGCTTCATCGGAGGGCTCGATTGCTTCTTGCACCGAGTCTTCCGCTTGTTCGGTATCGAGAGCTTCATCCTCGGCCGTACTTTCCTCGACCATATTGAGCGGGCGCAGCGGTTCGTCCAGGCCCTCAAGTGGATTGAGGTTCTCTGCAATACGTGCTTCATTGCGGGTGAGCCAGCCGTTCTGAATACCGCTTTGGTAAAACGACGCACGGCTTGCAGCATCGCCGCGCATCAGGTTGGCGAAATCAAATTCGACCTCGATGTCGTCACCTTCGAGAAGCAACTCTGACTCGATGCTTGCTTCCCAGCGCTCAGCCCAGGGCGTCATGGTGTGCATGACAAACTCAAGACTTTGTTGCTCAATGTTGGAAAACGTCGCCCGGTCCAAATCGCCAATCATGTGAGGTGGCACTCGAAACAGCCTGGCCACATCAGTGATCTGAAACTTGCGTAGCTCCAGGAACTGGGCATCCTTGTTCGTAACACCCACTTCGTGAAACTTCATCCCGTTTTCAAGCACCAGGACCTTGCCCCGGTTGGCCCCGGATTGCGCCTGTTGGTAGGACTCACGAAACACCTTCTTGGCCTCGGAGTCCTTGAAGGAGCCCGGAAATTCAATCCAACCTCCGGTAGGTTTGGCGTCATTGGCGAAAAAGCGCGCGCCGTAGTCCTGGGCTGCCAGTGCCATACCAAGGTTTTCTCGAGCAAGCTCAATCGGGCTCATGCCCATCAAGCCGTCTGAGGATAGGCCGCGCAAATGCCAAACCTCGCCGCGCGGCAAGACTGACTCCGTGCCAAACCGGTCTGTAAACCGGTATCGGTATTCGCCAGAGGGCAGCAACTCCAACCGGATGCGGTCTGGATGAAGAGGCATCAACTCCACCACCTCGCCTTTGGCGTTGGTGATGATCTGGTTGTAGGCGTTGCCGCGCAGTGCGAGATGGCCTTGAAGCATCTCACGCCATTCAAACGGGTTTTGAAAACGGTTAGGCCGTTTGGCAAGTAAACGGAACAACCAGTGGTCGGTGACCTTGTCTTTGCCACCGTCGGCACGGCGTTGGTAGATGACCAGCGGAAGCGAAGCCATGGACTCCGACAAGACGCGTACGCAGGCATAGACCGCTGCAAGGCGAAGCGCGCTGTCGGGTGAGACGTGCATGCCGCTCCCAGTACGAGCGGAGACAGGCTCAAAAAAGAAGTCTCCCCATGGCGAGCGATCTCCACCGGAGGCGCTTGGGCCACGGAACCGATCAATGAAGCTTAATAATCCCATCAGTTCAGAGCAACACCAATTCGTAGTCGGATCCCAGCACCACCGAGTCCCCCGGTTTGATCGCGCGCGACAGCGCCATGATCAGTGCAACGATGCCGTCGATCTTGTTTTCTGCTCGCTCCTTGCGTGGGTAAATGTTGTCTTTAGCGTCCAAGTGAGCCACCACGTTGCTGACCATCCAGCCCAGCACCGGGTCCCCGTCGTGAACCAATTTCTTTTGAAGCACCAGGGCCTCGAGCGTCTTCATCGGCTCTGAGAAATTCAGCACCGTTGGACGCACTTCAATCATGGGCAGCCCCTCACTCATCATTCGAGTCGAGAGTTGCGTTGCCTGAAACGGATCAAAAGCGACTGCCTGCACCGCAAAGCGAGAGGACAGATCATTCAGATCAGCTTCGATCCAACTGAAATCAATCACATTGCCTGGCGTCACGATCAACCGTCCGGTGTGCATCCACCCCGAGTACTGACTGTTGCCGTTGGCATTGACCGTGTCTTCAGGCAGGTAGTACTTACCAAAGACCGCAAACGCGTCGGCAATCTCAGGATGGGCAAACACGATCACCAATGCGGCAATGTCTGTCTTGCTGGCCAGGTCCAGCCCCACCCAGCAGGGCTGCCCCACAAAGGACTCGATGTCCAGGTCCTGATCAGCGCAGGCGTCCCAGGAGCGCATGTCCATCCATGCTGTGTCGGCGTTGACCCACTCGTTCAAGTGTTTGGTCTTGAAGTTGTTCATCGCGCTGGGCAACTGCATAGCCTTGGCCTGCAGTGGTCCCAGAATTTCTGGGCGCACAGAGATACCCCAGTTGGGGTTGGCCTTCATCAGCGAATCTTCGCTGGTCCAGTCGTCCCCGTCATCAAGACCGTAGACGATGCCGAACTGACTGTCGTCTTCGAACACGCCGTCGAGCAGCCTGGTCACAAAGGTTCGCACCTCGTAGCAAATGCCAGAGCGGTTGCTGCCTGCGGTGGTGATCACCCAAAGAAGTGAGTTGTCACGCTTGCCGGTTCCTGTCTCCACCACGTCGTAGACGGTGCGGGTTTTGTGAGCATGCAGTTCATCAATGCAGCCGAAGTGAATGTTCAAGCCATCTAGCGTCGACCCTTCAGCCGAGAGTGCTTCAAACTTGGAGCCGGTCTGCAGCACGTTCATGTTGTGCGCGCCGACGTTGACAGAAAACCGGGTGCGAAAACCTTGAGACCTGCGCGCCATGGTCTGCGCATCACCAAATACGATTCGAGCCTGGTCACGGGTGGTGGCCAGGGAATAGACCTCAGCCCCGCCTTCGCCGTCAGCGGCCAGCATGTACAGCGCAAGCGCAGAAGACAAGGTCGACTTGGCGTTGCCGCGTGGCACTTCAATGTACGAGCGCCGAAAGCGGCGGTTGCCGTCGGGCTTGACCCAGCCAAAGACAGTGGTCAGGATGAACACCTGCCAGGGTTCCAATTTGATCGTCTCGCCTGCCAAGGGCCCTTTGACGTGGGGCAGGCGCTCAATAAACGCACACAGGTTATCGGCGGGCCGGAACTCCCGTCCATCCTTGTCGGTGAGCTTCGGGTTGAACTGGTAAGGGCTTGCCTTACCTTTGAACTTTGCCAGATCGTTCAACTGTCGTTGGCATGCCCGCTGGACCCATTTGCAAGTCAGGATGTCACCGGCAACGACTGCCTGCGCATACTTGCGGGCAACATCAACGTAATTCTCGGTCGCCAAAGTTCAGTCTCAACCTGCAATGTCCGCCCAAGGATCGAGATCAATCTCGGTCTCTGTGGGTTGTGTGATCCGCGAACGTGAAGCAGGCGTAAATCCCATCTCCACCGCTGCCTTGGTCATGATCTGGGCCTGCTTGTTCGCAATGGCCAGGTAAGGCGACTGCATTGGCACTCCAGTGTTCGGCGCTTTGATCAATAGGCCAGTTTTGGTAATGCCGATCTGAGCCTTGCGGTACAAATCCGCAGCGCAGGACCAGACTTCCAGCACCGACATATCGAGTTTGCGCAGCAAATGTTCAGGCGCGCTCTCAATGGCATAACGCCAGGCCTGCTTGGCACCATCTGACATGTACTCGGGCGGCGCGACCAGATCCCCTTGAGGCTGTGGCTCATGCGGGTTGGTCCTGCACTTTTGCAGGGTTCCCCTGAGCTTTTTGATCTCCGTGGGGAGCGGCTTTCTTCCGGCCATTAATCTTCCGTTCTGGGGGACCCCCCCTTGGTTTCAATTTGCACGCGCAAAAATCTTGGCAGGCGCACGCATCTTTGGCCGCCGTCTGTAGAGATTCAGACCCCCTAGGGGGGGGTCAGCTGCGCCGTGCGGTCTCTCGCGCCGTCTTTCGGTTGTGACATGAGACGCAAAGGCCTTGCAGGTTCACCCAATCAAAGCGCTCACCGCCGTCCTTGAGCGGCCTGATGTGGTCAGCAACCTTGGCAGCCACCACCAGTCCAGTCGCCTTGCAAGCCACACACAACGGGTGTTCTCGCAGGAAGGCGGCACGTACCTCACGCCAGCGCACTGACTGGTAGAAGCCCACCTCGGCATCAAAGCCACGCCTGGCTCGCCCGTAGTCCCGGTGCACTTGGGTACGGTGTTGATCGCAGTAGCCCGGTTTGTCCAGCACCAACGCACAGGCGGGATGTCGGCAGGGTGTTGGAGCACTGCGGGGCATGGCGGCTTGTTATTGGCTTATTGCCAACTCTTTCAAAAAACTAATCGCAAATGATGCAGATAAAGCTTGGCTTCACTGGGAATCAGAGCGTTCATAGGAACGTCATCAACAACCCAAGGAGCTTTGCAAATGACCTACACCACACAGTTCACCGTCGATGAGGTCGGGTTCATCCAGATCGCACTAACCAAGGTGCTGGCAGCCGCCGCACGCGGCGAACTTGACCTCAACCTGCTGGCCCGCGAAGAGCTGGCCTCACGCGGCCTTGACACACAAGGCGAGTGGGTCGGCTTTGACCGCGCTCGCCAGATTCACAAGGTGGGGAGAGCCAAGTAATGGACGCCAAAACACTGGAGCGTCTGCTCAACCAAATCGCCGCAGAACATCTGCACATCGACACGCTGGCAACACGCAACAGCGACCGACTGGACTTTCATGAAGTCAGCGTCTGGGGCCTCAAAGAAGCCCTGCAAGCCGCATTCACGGCTGGCCAGCAATCCAAACAAACAACCCAACCAAACTGATACCGGAGGTCAACATGAAACTCACACCCAGCCAAACCTTGCTTCTCAACGCTGCAGCCAGCCATCCTCAGCTTGTGCTGACCGACTTTCCGCCCAACCTCAAAGGTGGTGCGTTGATCAAGGTTCTGACCAGCCTTGGCAATGAAGGTCTGATCCGCCCACACAGCAAAGGCGCTGCGGGTTCAACCCGCTTTGCCCTCACCACCGCAGGGTTGAAGGCCATTGGCATTGAGCCACCGGTCAAATCCAAACGCGAAGGTAGTAAGCAGTCGGTGCTCATCGATTTGATGAAGCGCCCAGAAGGTGCAACCCTTCCGCAAATGGTGGAGGCCACAGGCTGGCAAGCGCACACGGTGCGCGGATGCATGGCCGGGACTTTGAAAAAGAAACTGGGCCTGACCATCGACTCCGTCAAGGAGAGCGGTGGTGAGCGGGTCTACAGGGTCTCACCCTCCAGCTCGCTCCCCACAACATCCAAAACAGACTGACCTTGCGGCGCAAGATCTGAAAACGCAGAGCCATCCGATTCACGGGTGGCTTTCTGTCCTGTGAAGTCCTCCCAGCGCTTGACGATCACGTCCACATACTTGGGATCCATCTCCATGAGTCGTGCCTGTCGATTGGTTTTTTCGCAGGCAATGAGCGTGGTGCCAGAGCCGCCAAACAAGTCGATCACGATGTCACGCGTCTTCGATGAGTTCTTAATGGCACGCTCTACCAACTCCACCGGTTTCATCGTCGGGTGCAGGTCGTTCACGCGAGGCTTGTTGTAATTCCAAATGTCTGACTGGTCGCGGTCGCCGCACCAGAAGTGTTTAGCCCCGTCCTTCCATCCGTAGAGGATGGGCTCGTACTGGCGCTGGTAGTCGGCGCGACCGAGCGTGAAAGTGTTCTTGGCCCAGATCACAAATGTCGACCACTTTCCACCCGCATCAAGCCAGGCTTTTTGCAGTGTGTGCAACTCGGATGAGCTCATGCACACGTAGCAGGCACCTTTGGTGACTACCAACAAGTTGACACAGGCGTCATAAAGGAACTTGTAGAACCCGTCACCGAGCGCATCGTTCATGATGCGGCGGTCCTTGCCGCGCATCTTGTCTTTGGCGTTGTTGCCGTAGTCCACGTTGTAGGGTGGATCAGTGAACGCCATGTCGGCGAGTTGACCGTTCATGAGGCGCTCGACATCTGAGAGCACTGTGGAGTCACCACACAGCAAACGGTGCTGACCCAAGACCCACACATCACCTGTTTTGGAAACAGGTTCGGCTGGCAATTCGGGAACTGCATCGTCCTCGGTCAGACCCGTGGTGTCGCCGTCGCCATTGAGCAAACGCTCGAGTTCTTCGTCACCAAAGCCCATCAACTCCAGATTGAAGTCAGCCTCATCGAGTTCGGCAATCTCAAGCTTGAGCAACTCTTCGTCCCAGCCAGCGTTTGCAGCGATGCGGTTGTCGGCCAGGATGTAGGCTTTCTTTTGAATTGCAGTGAGGTGGCCCAGCTCAATCACGGGCACTTGTGTCAGTGCAAGTTTGCGCGCAGCAGCCAAGCGGCCATGCCCTGCGATCACGCCTTTTTCGCCGTCTGTCAGGATGGGATTGGTAAAACCAAACTCGGAGATGGATGCGGCAATTTGTGCCACCTGGTCTTCGCTGTGGGTGCGGGCGTTTCGCGCATACGGGATGAGCGAATCCACCGGGACCATTCGGATCTCGGGTGTCATTGGCAAGCTTTCGGGTTGGAGCGCAGCGTGTAAGTCAACCGGTAGCGGGTACTTGCAAGCGCGATAGATGTGAGAGGTGAAGACCCAAACAAAACGCCCACAAGGCGTAAACCGTGTGGGCGTAATTTGAGTGATTAGCAGAATGCTACCTCTTCGATATATACCGCGTCAATAGGTTATTTGATGATTTATCGCGAGTACCCATAATGCACCGCCAACACCCCCAAAGCGCCAACCAAAATACCCTTGGCTTCATATTGATTGAGTGATCGTCCGTTCCACCCTTCTTGGGCAGACCACTCCTTCACGCTTTGTCCCAAACCGGCCACGTGCCAGACAGCGCAACCACCGGGGCTGCTGATACCGCCCACCGCATCGAGCGCCTCACCCAACCGCTTTCTAGCCCAGGCACAGCGCTCAGTCATCGTGTCCTGCCAATGACCACCAGGTATGCGATCAAGCGGTGGTGAGCCCGCTGAACTTAGCTGAGCAAAAACAAATGTGCGAGAGAAGTCCTGACCCGCATCGTGCATCTGCGCCGTGATCGCGCCGTTGCGCATCAAAAGGCCGAGCGAGTCGACAGTACGGAAATGCTCGGTGCGAAAGCTGGTGCCTTCCTCCGCCTCACTGATCCACTCACCAACCCGACCGCCGGGCAGACTTACCAAAGTGCCATGGGTCAATGGCTGTGCAACTTGCTTTTTAGCCATGGCGCACCTCCTTGCTCAAGGCGGGATCCGTACCCTGCGCCAGCGCCCAGTGCAAGAGCGCAAGAGCATCCGCCTCGTTGTCGTCGGTGACCGGGTGGCCCAGCGCTTTCATGGCCGCAATCACCTCGGCCTTGCCCGCGTTGCCCTTGCCAGTGGCATGGCGTTTGATGGTGCCCACAGGCACACCTTGGTACGGTATCTGGTGACGCTCACACCATGCGGTCAGCGTGGCCAGCAAGCCGCCGTAAACGTGCGCAGCATCTACGCCAAGGTGACGACGCACCTCTTCAAAGTAAACGGCTCCAATGACCGCTGAATCGGTTGGTGCGTCACTCTCTGAGCCACTCAAGGCGAGCATCTCATCGAGCCAACGTCCAAAGCGCAGATAGCGCATGCCACCGCCCTCAAAGCGCTGGGACTTGAAGCTCACGAAGCCATGCGCCACAGGACCGTTTGCCGAGCGCAGCGCCCAGCCGGTGGTCGTACCCAGGTCAAGAGCCAGGATGACGAGGCGTGGGGTTGGTTTGTTATTCATCAGGGATTTCCTCCAAGGGTTCGTACAAGTTTTCTTGTGCGACCTGGAGGAGCACTGGCACCAAAGCCGTGTCAGGGCGGGTGCGGCTCCCTCATGTCTGTCATTTCCGATTTGTTCAATCGGATGCGGTTATCAGGGCTTGCAAAAAGTCGTCAACAGATGACGGGGCTTATTTCAATACTTCATCTTTCAAAGGTGGAGTCCGGGTCTGGTGGGGTACTTATTTCAATACTTCTTCTTTCAATTTATATACCTATGTCTCTCTCTGACCACCTCCAGGGCAGGCGTTTCGCGCGCGCGAGGATTTTTGGATGCGTATAGGTACCCCTGTATTTATTTGTATATAGA